CGAGAACTTGATTGAACGATGGATTCGTCAGATCAAATAACTTCGGGGTATCGCTGCCGGGGCGATAAAGCTGAAATGCGCTCGCATCAACGACCATGGGAAATGATCGAGACTCCAAATAGATCCAGTCGAACCTCGACACATCAGCAGGAACCGCTGGATCCTGCAGATTGTAAAGGTTTGTAGTTGGATTGAACTGAGCGATATACAACCCAACGGCAAACGTCATCTGGTAGGCCGCATCAGCTGGGGCCGATTCAGACGACACAACGTTGGGAAGATCGATCTGCCCGTCCAACATCGCGAGCGTCAACCTCTGGAACAGAGGCGCCGCATTCTGAGCAAGGGTCTGTCGCGGAGACTCGACGCAAATGGAAGTGAGCGTTGTTCCTGCGCGAATGCCCATCGCTGAGGAGCCGGTAAGGCCCCACATGATGCCATTCTGTTGCACATTGGCGCCCACACCACTTGGCTCTCCCATCGGTAACCAGGTACCTCCCTGGTCCCGCCCGGGAGACATTGGTGTATATCCCCCGAAGATGCCGAGAGTTTGCACGACACGGAGGAACTGGGCAATATCCTTGTCCATACCACCTCCGCCATTTCCAGTTTTACGATTTCTCCTCCTAGGCATAGCTTTCTCCTGAAGAAAGGTAACAACGACCAATAGTGGGGTCGATAGCCACAACTACCAGGTGAGACCCGCCTAGGACAAACAGCCTAGGTCACAACCATCAGGTCCGCCTGGTTCACCCAGAGCTCGTATCTGGGCTAGAACCTTCGCCGTCACTGAGCCGCTAAACAAGAGAGGCGAGATCTTTCCGTTTCCGGAGAATCCCGTCGAGAGCATTTCCTGGACGTGCTGTAGCCCACCTGCCTGTTCTATGAGCTCATCCACGTCCATGCCAGCATAGCGGTCCTTACCGAACCACCACTGACAGAGTCCCCAGTGTCCTGGGTCATCGGAGCAGTTCTCCACTTGTTGCAACCACCGCAGAGTGTCTAAGTATCCGGACCACTTCTTTGCCGGACGCAGAGCCGCATATCCACACATATGGTTAAGACAGCGAATTATGCTGTAATAACCAAGCGGACGGCCCCACCTATCGGTGACGCCGTCAGTGTACAAACGTTGTAGGAAGTGTGCACGTCCCACTTCGTAAGTACTCTTCTCCACGTGAAGATCCATACCAAGGTCCTCCTTCAGCACCGCGCTAAGATCCCTGACTGAGATCCACACCTGGCCCTTGCAGTTATTATGGCGAAAGGCCCAGAGCCCGTCGTCGCCGTTCACCTGGCAGTCCTCGACCCGAAAGCCGAGACGGAGAGCGGCATAATGCATTGCGACCAGATTTGCGTAGCTTCCCACCAGGTTAGTGAACTTACTACCTGACGGGATACCACCGAACCGGCCAGTGAGATAGCCAGTTGGAGTGATAACTGATGACGTGATGAACCACCGTGCCAAGGCACGCAGGGTCACGAGTTCTTCGTCCAGAAACTCTCCCATGAAGGTTTCGAAAATTCGTGACAGTATCTCACTCGGAACCGTCTTATCGAAACCACCGAAGTCAGCGGAGAGGATTGGCAGACCAGTGCTGAACAGCCTTCCGACTGCCCAGTCCGTCTCGGCGCGTGACCGCCAAGCCGCAAATGGCGGGTCGTCACGGTGATTCCGGAAGAGGGGCTCCTGATAGGCCCCCTCCCTTATGGTAACCACACGTGGGACCATGCACACCGCTCTGGCCTTCCCGCGAGCATACAGCTTCGCGGATTCGGTGCGTACCCCCACGATACAGGGGTTCTCATCGGTAAACCGTGAGTCGTCCCTGATATCATCGTACGCCCTAGCCAAATCAAGAGCCGCGGCACAGTACCGCGGATCAGACGAACAGAACGGGAAGCCTAAGTTAGTTCTACAGAACCCGGCTGCAACATCCCCCAGGCTGTAAGGCTCCAGAGGATATGCGAATCCCATACACAGACGCTTAACGGCCTCAAGAGCTCGGTTCATGGTGTGACCATGAATATGAGTCACCTTTCTGGAGAAGAGCTGAGCAAGCTGTGGCTCGGTAGCGGTTACGTAACCGTCCCTCACCGACATGCTTCCCATGTTCTCCAACTGCTCTGACTCAAGATCCCGATACCTCCTGGGCAATGACTCCAGTGCGGCTGCACGCCAGACTTCCCAGGCATAGCGTTCCCTCTGAACATCACCCGGTTCTTCCCGGGTTAGTAGAGGAGACACGTAGTCCAGTAACATCGGCAGCAGAAGGGTCCTGAGATGGGACCACATCCTTGCCGCACCTCCCTCAACTGCTGAGAGCATC